CCCAGCCAAGTCAGTGCCTCTGGCACAATGTCGCGCCCCAGCTGGTTTCGCCATGGTGGCGATCATGGCGTTCAATGCCACTTCAAACTGGTTTTGAATGGTGGTGGCCATCGTCTGATAATCGCTGAACACCTCGAGTGTGAAGGTGCCCAATGCCTCGACTTTTTCGCAGTAATCAATGGATACCCGGTCACCCAGTGGGCGCACCTTGTCATCACTGAGCACCTCCAGTACCGCATCGGCGATGGCCTGGGTCGGTGGCTCGCCGCCCATCATCAAGGGGCACACCGAGATGTCATTGGGTAATGGGCTCCAGACGCCAACGGCGGTGATGTTGCCGTTGGCGGTAAGCGCCCAATATTCATAGGCATCATAAGGGCCGGCCACCGAGAACTTGCTGGGTGCCAGGTAGATGCGATAGCGGTAGCGCTCATCATCCTCAATCTCACTGCCGCCCTGGCTGATGACGATATTGACGGCGCTGGCCACATAAGGATGCGCACTGACTATCTCGGTAATCTCGCCCGCCAAAAATCCATTGCCCACCGTGCCGACAGACTGGCAGGTGGCATCCACCTCCACGGTGGTCGCACTGGCAGAAAGGGCCACCGGCTGTGTGGTCGAGAACAGGGTGGCACCATCAATAGCGCGCACCGTGAACACTGCGTCCAGCACGGTGTCGGGATGCGCTCGCAACGTCAGTTGCAGCCGGGTCATCGCCGGGCCTGCTGGCAGTCGGTGGCAATCCACCAGGGCGCCCAGATTGTCGAGCATGGCGTCATCGGCGAACGCCAGCAGGTTCTGCTTGCCCTCTCGGTTGATGTCATCGACCAGCAGCTCGCGCTCGTAAGCGGTCTGCTCGAGCAAGAAGGTTTCCGGATCGGATGCCAATGGGTAGTGGCCGGTGCCAAGCTCATAGTTTTTCTTGAGCCGGGTTAAGGTGCCGACGTAGTCGGGCTCGATGACCTGCGGCTCGGGCAGATCGGATAGCGGGATCTCATTCATGACAGGCGCTCTAGTTTGGCGTTGCAGATCCAGCGGCCACCCAGTGAGGTGGTCTGGGTGACCACCCTCCACTTGGGCGGGAGCTTGCCTGCATCGGTCAGGTTGATGATTTGGCCCGCCGCCAGCGGGGTGTTAATCAGCTGCAGTTGGCCATAGGCTGTTTGCCGCGTGCCGGTGGCTGAGAGCTGACTGTCGGCGTAGCGCTTGGCTTCCTCAAGGCTTCGCACCTTGACGTCGTACAGGCGCATGACTCGGCCTTCTGGCGCATTGGGGTCGCCGGCCTGGTAGGTGATCTGCTTGCGCTGGTCAGGGTCGTAATAATCAATCGTGACCGCCCCGTAGGTGTCGCGTTTAGTGATGGGGAAATCGGCCTGCGTCACCACATTACGGTTGGCCAGGGAGAGTGTGAGCTCAGGCAGGGCCGGAACGCCCATGTACAGCGTCTGGTTCTTCTGCGACACCGGCAGGCCATAGCGCTCCCCAAGACGCGCCAGCAGGTTACGGCTACTTTCGGCGCGCTGCTCCACCCGCTCAAGGCGCACATCCTCTCCCGTGAACACCCCTTGCATGCCCGCCTCACCGGCCAGCTGGTTGACCAGGGCAGACAGCATGATGTTGGGAAACGCCCGGGTGCGGGCGGTTTCCATGGCACTGCGCTTGGCAGTGGTGGCCATCGCGCCTATCACTACTTCATCGGGGCTAAACCGAAACCGCATGCTGTCAATCTCAAACGCCCCCCAGGCCCAACTGCTGGCTGGCCCCCCGGCTTGGTTACGCAATTGCCAGGCAACGCCGGGGCGCAAGATATCCCCCTCGCGCGGGTACCAGGCATCCAGGAAGATGCGCTCCCGGTTATCGAGCACCAGGCTGACCTGGTCGCGATCGCTCTTGCCGCGCTCCAGGGTGTCGGTGTAGGAGAGGGATTTGACGTATTTGGCCAGATCGCGAGTTACCGCCCTATCCGCCCAGCTCAAGGTGGCGGCATAAGCCAGCAGTCCTAACGCTGCCATGGGGCCACCTCCATCACCACGGTGGACGCAGACGCTTCTGGCAAGGTGGGCACAGTGATGACGTACCCGGTGGGCAGCACAAAGCCCAGGCTTGCGCGCGCAGCCGCGACATTGGCAGCGCGAAGGGCATCCAGTGCGCTCTGGCTGGTGTGGCCATAGGCCCGTTGGCACAGGCTGTCCCAGCGCTCCCCCTCTTTGCTCACCAGGTTCATTGCCCTGCCTCCTCCCGAGTTTCAACCAGCGATAACTGGTAGTTCTCCGCCAGCACCGTGCCATTGGGCAGCGTCTCGGTGATGGTGCGGGTGAGTTCGCGCAGCGCAAACAGCCCCAGCGTGTCAGTCCCCACCACCAGACCACGCGGCACACCATTGACGGCCAGGTCAGTCAAGGCGATGCGCGCCATGGTCAGGTCCACAAATTCGTTGTGCAGCTCAATGGTCATGCTGATGGTGCGCTCGTCCTCGCCACTGGCCTGATGCGAGGGATAGCCTTGCACCAGCTGCTGCCGTTCAATACGCCAGCGCCGACTATCGATCAGGTCCTTGGGGGCAAAGTAGGTTTTGAACAAGACATCGCCATAAGCCCCGAACTGGGCGTGGCTGACCTCTCTTGTCGGGAACAGGTTGTCGCCGCTGTAACCAAACGCGGTCCCCATCAGGTTACTCATCACGCCTCCTTGGGCTCGTGGGTGGGCACGGTGATCTCGTTGCCAGTACACGCTTCGGTAAAGACCATCTGCTGCAGGCGTGGGTTGGGGAAGGTGCGATGAACGGTCATCACCAAACTGGCTTGCCAGTCTTCGCGCCAGGTGTACAGGTCGTCCTTACGCTGCTCAAATTCCGGCCCCTGCTGGCTACCGGCAAAACCGCTGGCCAGACGCTTCGCTCCGGTGAGTTCTGCATCCCCCACGATGGCGAGCTGCCATCCCGCCGTCATGTCGGTGCGCATGTCTGGCAAGGGTTCGCCAATGTCCTTGAGCACCATCAGTCGCTGGGTCAGCAACTCGTTTAAGGTGATGGCGTGCAGCATGGCCTCGCTGGTGAGCAGCTTGTTACTGTTGCCCCCGGACAGGCGCACGGAGATCGTCACGTCGATAACCAGCTCATAGGGGCTGTAGGCCACCCACTCGTTCACGGCATCCGCTTGCGCCAGGCGCTGCGCGGTGGGCATGATGCGAATTTCCCGCCGAGCCATAGCATTGGAGGGCTCGGTTACCACGTGCAGCGCGCGACTGCTGTCACTGGTACGCCGACCAAAATGGGCTTCCAGTACACGTTCGAGCTCATCAAACACCTTCATTGAGCCTTTCCTTTGGTCAAGAAGCGCCTGCCTTCATCAAGCAACAAGCGCTGTTGGTCTTCGTGCAGCACCATGAACTCACGTGCCGGCACCGTGATGCTCTCCTTGCGATAGAACAGCAAGAACAGTCGGCGAGGCGCGGCCCGCTGACCGGTTTTGCGCGTCTTCTTAGGTGTGCCATCAGCCTTGGGTTTGGCTTTTAACCGGATCCCCTGCGCGCCAGCACCTACCGGCGCGCTACCGAGCACCGCCTTGGGGCGCCAGACGATGCGCCACCCAGCATCTTTCAGTTGCTCCAGGTAACGCTTTATCCCTAGCGCCTGTGACTTGCGCTTGATAGCGCGAGTAGCCGGAATGACCAGGGACTTGGCGCGCTTGGCCTTGAGCGTGCCGCCGTAGTTGATGAGTGGGGTGTGCACCAAGGGCGAGCCCACCACAAACCCCTGACTGTCGGCCACGTAGGTGATGGAGGCGCGCGTCTCCCCGCTGTCGAACAGCGGCTTGGCCCCGCCATTTTTTAGCGACTTGGTCAGCGGCGCATTGGGTACAAAGGGGCCGTCCATGTTCAGTTGCACGCAGGTGACCCCTAGCGGTGCCAGTTGCTCGGCAAGCTTCGGTAGCCGCTGGCTCATCCCCTTCAATGCCCGTTTAAATGCTTCACTGCCGCTGGTCATGTCTCACTCTCGCCCTGAACGCTTGAGTGCCAGTATCCCCCGCCCTGCGCGGGCCGGGTGCCCACGGGCACCCCTTGCGCGCGCGCTCGCGCACCATAGAGGGAAATGCAATTCACAAGAGGTACACATGGCACGCCGATCCAAGGTCGATCTGCACGGGTTATTGGAGCGCATCGTGGAGCTGTTCGAGCGCGACAAGATGCCCATCACGGATATCGCACTGACGCTGCAAGGTGAGGGGTATGACATCTCACGCAGCGCCATCCATCGCTCGCTCAAAAAAAATGAAGATGTGGCCGTCAACTTCAAGCGGGCGTTGGACGAGTCACGCATGTTGCTTGAGGAGATCAAGGATAACCCCGGCACCGACATCCTGGAGCTGACCCATCAGATGCTGGCGCAGAAGCTCTCCGAGTACGTGCGCGAGATCGATAACCTCGATTTCGAAGACCCCACCAAGCTGTTCAATGCCGTTGCCAGTATCTCCCACGCACAGGTGGGCATTGGCCGCCTGAAGATGGAGTTTCAAGCCGGGGTGAGCGCAGCTAAAAAGGCCCTGGAAGCCGAACTCAAGCGCATCTTGATGGAAGAGTCCCCTGCGGTGCTGCTGGCGGTGCTCGATGCCATTGAGCGGGTCGAGGTCAAAAAATCCCGGAGCTACAAATGATTGGCTCTGCCGCCGAACGGGAGACCTTGCGCCAGCAAGCCAGGCAGCGCATGGCCGAACAGGCGGCAGCACCTGCGGTGGCAGAGCAGGCCAAACTCGATGCCAAGGCGCTGGAGGCAAGGCGCAAGCAAGCACGAGGGGATTTCGCCTGGTTCTGCCAGACCTACATGCCGCTGGCATTCCCAACCCCGTTCGCAGACTACCAGTTGGCCCTGACTCGCCTGGTATCCCAACGCACCTTGGCACGGGCCGATGAGCGGTTGTTCAAGTCCCTCATCGCAGAAGCAGACCACCCCTACATCAATGGGGACAGCGACTGCTATGAGGGGATCCTCGATATCGAACCCCGCGATCATGGCAAGACCACCCGCAACACCCAGGCCCTGCCGCTGTGGCTGGCCTTAAATTTCCCGGGGAGCTTCATCGTGGTGTGCGCCGCCAGCAAGGACAGCGCGATTGGCATGGTGGACGCCATCAAGACCACCCTGCAGGAAGATGAGCGGATCCTGGCCGACTACGGCTATCAGCGAAAGAAGGGCAACACCTGGTCCAAGACCAAGCTGCAGCTCGCCAATGGCTCGGCCATCGTGGCAGTGGGCGCGGGTCAAACCCTGCGTGGTATCAAGAACAAGTTCCAGCGACCGACCCACATCATCTGTGATGACTTACTCAAAGACGACGAGGTGGAATCAGCCCCCTTGCGCAAGAAGCTCTACACCTGGTTCAAGCGGGTCATTCTGAACCTGGGCCAGGGTGCACTCACCATCGTGGCCAACACCATCATGCACCCGGAAGACTTACCCTCTCGGCTGCTGGGTGAGATCAAGGAAGGGGTGCTGACCAACTGGATAGGCCTGCGCTTTGCTGCCATCACCCCGGATGGCGAATCGCTTTGGCCTGACCGTTGGCCGCTCGCGCTATTGGAAATAAAGTGCCGTCAGCTCGGGGCGCTGTGGTTCACCGAGTGGATGAACCAGCCTATCTCGGATGAAGAGCGGATCTTCAACGAAGCCTGGTTTGAATACTTCAAGCCCCGAGACATCAACCTGCGCGATTGCACCGTTGGGATGGCTGTGGATCCGGCCACCGGCAAAGCCACGGGGGATTACTCCGCCATTGCCGTGGTGGCCAAACACAAGCCCACCGGCCTTTACTACGTGCTCTATTGCCGGGGCTTCAAGGAGAGTGATCTCACACTGGCCAAGCGCATCTGTGAGATTTATCGCCTCTTCAAACCCGATTACATCGACTTTGAAACCGTTCAATTCCAGGCCATCTACAAGCGGGAGGTGGCCCGCGAGGGCAGCCGCCAGGGTCTGCGCTTGCCACTGCGACCCTTCAAGGGCGGCAACAAGCACGTGCGCATCAAGTCCCTGGGGCCGATGTTTGAGAACGGACTCATCTTGCTGCAAGAAGATCAGGCCCTGCTCAAGGAGCATTTGGTGAACTACCCACGAGGCCATGACGACTGCGCCGATGCGTTGGAGATGTGCATCAGCGGACTGGAGCACAGCTTTGTGGGGGGCGCAGTGGTAGCCAAGCGACAAGTGGTCACGGCCGCGCAGCGCCTGGCCGGCCTTGCTCAACGCCTGGGAGGGCGCTTTAGATGATCGAGCAGTTAATCAAGACCGGCAAGGGCACCGCAGACCTGCTATCTCGTCTGATGCGCATCGTCTGCGTGGGGGAAGTCAGCGCCGTGGATGGCGGGGGACAGCGGGTCAAGGTGGTGCTGCCCTCCCTTGATCGCATGGAGAGCGACTGGCTGCGGGTACTGGCCAGGCGATCGCTTGGGGTGCGCACCAGTTGCAACCTGAAGGTGGGGGAGCAGGTGCTGTGCCTGTTCCCACCGCTTGGGGACATGATGACGGGCTACGTGCTGGGGGCGCTCTTCAATCAACAGGACGTGCCGTTCCAGGATAACCCGGACGTGTTTGGTATTGAGTTCGAGGACGGCGCCAAGCTGACTTATGACCAGACCAGCCACACCCTGCAGTTTTCCCTGCCAGGGGGTAGCCGGCTCTTTGAGATGACCCCGGACGGTGCGCGCATGGTGTCCAAACTGGACATTGATGGGGAGGTCACCATCAGCAAAGGCCTGACAGTGACCGAAGGCGTGCAGGCCAATACGGTGACGGCGAGTTCGGTGAGTGACAGCGTGGGCGACATGAGCACCATGCGCAATCAGTACAACCAACATGGCCACCCGGACAACGGCGCCGGTGCGCCCAATGTGCCCATGTCGTAAAACGGCCTGTATCGCGCTATACGCGATCGCGGCGTGAAGATGTACGTTGGCCCGAAAAAAATTTCTCGAAGGAATTTGAAGGCGATTTGAAGACGTTTGAAGGGGGGTATGATGTTTGGATTACAGATAAAAGCGTGGGGGCGGCGCAATGCGACCCTGCAGGAGGACATTGAGCAGTCGCTATCGGTGTTGCTGCTAACCAAGAAGGGCGAAAAGATATGGGATCCCCAGTACGGTTGCGATCTTGTCGCCTACCTGGATCGCCCGAACTGGCACTTGCAGCTGGCCATGGTGGCGATATTGGAATCCATCAGTGCCTATGAGCCGCGCATTCGGTTGCTCAGCATCGGGATAGCGCCAGCTCCCACTGTTGAGAACACCGCCCAGGGCAAGGTAGTGCTGCGCCTTGCCTATCAACTCATTGGCACCCAATCCGGGGTGTTCACTGCCAAGGTGGCCTTATGACGTTCCTGGCAACGCCCTCCCTGGTGGAACGCTCTCTGGTGTGGCGCAACCAGATGGTGTTTCTCAATAACACCCTCTACATCGGGCGCATCCTCTCGGCCAACTGCGTCATCCGACGCAGCGTCAAGAAGTTCCTGGCGCTTGGGTGCATCGGTGCACGCGAGGTACCTGGGGCCTTTGAGCCCATTCGTTGCACGCTGGAGTTTCAGAACATCACCCCGGCAGACATCCGCCAGTTGGTGCACCATTCGCTTGGGGGGGACATTACCCTGCGCCTGGCGGCGTTCGGGCGCCACCTCGACAGTCACAGCAAAAGCGGGACCAGCACCACCACGGCGGTGGTTACGCGCATCAAAGGGGCACTCATTGACCACCCGCTGCCCACCATCGACAACTGCACCAATGGGCCAAAGACAGTTGAGATGACAGTCAACTTCCTGGAGGTCTATGACCCCCAGTCAATTGAGTACGAACCGCTGCTGCTTATTGATCTGGTCAACGGGATATACCGCCCTGACAAGGACGATGCCAAATTGGGGATTACCGTCACGCTGTAGTAAGGCGACTGCCCATGGGCAGTCGCCTTTTTTTATCTGCCGTATTCTCCTCCTGACGCTTGAGGAGGATGACCATGGCGCAATTTTTAAAAGGGGTTGAAACCGTCGAAACGGTGAGCGGCCCAGTTCCTGTCAACGAGGTGGCAAGCTCCATCCTGGCGGTGTTTGGTACCAGCGAACTGGCCGAGCCCGGCCAGATGGTACTGACCCGCACCCTGGATGATGCCAAGGCCACCTATGGCGAGGGCTCTATCCTGGCGGCCCTGCGCCGCATCCATACCTACTACACCCCCTATAACACCGTCATCGGGATCCCGCTTGGCAAGGACAGTGACTTTGCTACGCCACCCGGTAAAGCGCCTAGTGGCGTGACCCTGGGGTCCAGCACGGCGCGCGCGTTCATTGATGATGGCGCGGGGCTGCCAGTGGTGGTCAGCAACCCCCATGGTCTGACTCTGGCTTTTACAGGGGATGACGATGCGGTGGCCACGGTTAATCCGACGACGGGGGAGCTTACGCCCCTCACCCTCGGCGAGCTGACCCTCACCCTCAGCGTGACCGGTAATGACTTCTATGACGATGATGAGATTGTCTGCGCCGTCACGGTCGAGCAAACCAACCCCGATGATGGCAAAGCGGCTACAGGCGCCGCCCTCAATGCCTCGGCCCTGCCGGTGTACCTGGGCTCGGTCACCGCGCTGATGGTGGAAAACAGCCAGGGCTTGTCCGTAGTGTGGTCATGCAGCAATCCCGCCATCGCCACGGTGGATGCTACCGGGCTGGTCACCCCGGTCAGTGAGGGTATGGCACAAGTGAGCGCAGCGGTGGCGGGGGACGCTACCTACGCCCCCATCACTCTGACCTGCGACATCACCGTGAGCAAAGCCACTGACGCGCTGCTGGCTGCCTTCATTGACGCGGTGCCGGTCATGCTCAAAGCGCGCACCCTGTTTGGCTTTAATCCCAAGATTTGCCTGGCTCCCGGCATCATCGACAAGCCTGGCGCCGCCGGCGCCGCGCTGCCCGTGGCGCGTAAGCTGCGCCAAATCTGGCTGGCCGACCTGCCCGCCGCGACGGCTACCCCAGAGCAGGCGCGTCTGGCCAAGCAACCACTCAGTGATGAGCGCATTTTGGGCCTGTGGCCCCGCCCCAAGGTGCTGGATGAGGACGGCGCCGCGCTGGTGGATTGGGCCGCCCCCTCCTGGGGTGGGCTGATTGCTCAGGTCGACAAAAACCTCGCGGGCATTCAAGGGGGCTCTGGCTACTGGTGTTCCCCCTCAAACATCAAGCTCGGGGATGTGGTCGGGGTCGAGTACCCGCTCGATTTCGTCATCAGCGACCCGGACTGCGAAACCAACTACCTGTGCGGCAACGGCATCGCCACTATCGCCAACTACGGCGGCCTGCTGGCCTGGGGTAACCGTTCTACCGCGTTCCCGGACAAGAGTGACCCGATGACCTTCCTGTGCTGGCGCCGCACGGCTGATGTGATTGAAGAGTCCATCGAATATTTCACCATGCAGTTCCTGGACCGGCCGATGTTCACCCGTCCGGATCAGTTCGCCAGCACCCTGCTTGGGCGCATCCAGGACAGCGTCAATGACTTCCTGCGCTCGAAGGTGGGAACCGCCCTCATTGATGGCAAATGCTGGATTGATACCAGTGCCAACCCGCTCTCAGAGCTGAGCCAGGGCATTGTCCACTTCAAGTACCGCTTCACTCCGCCCATGGTCACCGAGCACATCGTGCTGGATGCCGAGGTGTACGTGCAGGGCCTTGAAGATGCATTCAAGAAACTGATTGGAGGCTAACCAATGGCAACCGAAAAATCGATTGTCTGGCGTGACCAGGCAGCCTATCTGAACGACACCATGTACGTGGGGCGTATCAATCAGGGCTCGTGCGACATCACCCGCAAAACCGTCTCCTTAGGCGGGATTGGCGGCGCCGGTAACGTCGATGTACCCAATGGCAAGTTCGAGCCCATCAAAGCGACGGTGGTGTTCAACTCGCTGTCCGTGAACGATGTGCGCACCATGTCAAAGAACGATGGCTACATCGAACTGCGACTGACCGGCACCGCGCGCGTACTGGACACCAGCACCGGCACGCGGGTGGTATCCAATGCTACCACCCGCATCAAGGGCTGGGCACTCAACTTGCCAAACCCTGCCTATGGGGACGACCCGCAGCCGTACAACGTCAGCATCTCGGTGCTCTTTATCGAGGTCTCTGACGGCAACGGCACCGCCCTGCTCATCGACATGGCCAACGGCATCGTTGAGCCCAATGACAACAGTGGCAGCGTCGGCGTCACGGTCACCCTTTAAGGAGCATCCATGCCACGTATTCGCACCCTGAGCTTGGTCGGGGATGGTGTCCAGAAAAACGGCAAGACCGTCACCAAGGCGATGCTGGCCAGCATCGTCAAAGCCCATTCAAAGGACGCCCGCCCTCCCATCACTCTCGGTCATCCAGGCAAGGGGGCGGACAAAGTGCCCGCCCTTGGGCGAGTGGATAACCCGCGCATCGAGGCGAGTCGCCGCCACCCCGGCAAAAGTGAGTTGGTGGTCGAACTGCACTATACCCCCGAGCTCGAAAAGCTCGAGGACGAAGGCAAGTTCGAGGGGTTTAGCGCAGGCATCTATCCCACACCAGATGGGAAAAACTACTACCTGCATCACGTGGCATCGCTTGGCGAACTGCCGCCTGCGGCAGAAACCGAGACCCTGGATCTCGTTGAGCTCTCACATGAGGGGGAGGACGCCATGATGGTGATCTCCGGCACCCTCACATTTTCAGATGACAAAGAGGACATTGACATGACCAAAGAAGAACTGGCCGCCTCCCTTAAGGACGTGCTGGCCGAACAGATGAAGCCCCTCACTGAGCGCCTGGACAAGCTCGAGAAGGGCGCTACCACCGCTGCAGATGATACAGGGGGCGATCACGAAAAGGATAAGGACAAACCCGTCGAAGACACCCAGGCCCGCGAGCAGCTCAAGGGCATGCAAGAAACGGTGAAATCAGATCGCATTGCCCAGGCTACCGAGCTTGCCAACGCCAAGGGCTGGAGCACCGAGGAGTTCAAGCCGCTGCTGACCATGCTGCAAAAGGCCGAGCCCGTTGAGCTGTGCGACAACAGCGAAGGAGCACTGTTCTCCACCGTCAAGGCCACCCTCACCGCCCGCAAGGTGCAGGCGTCTGCCCCTAACCCCCTGCTCCTGCCGCTGGAGTTCTCGGACAACAAGGGCAACAAGCAGGAGATGGGCCTGCACGATCTGGCGCGCGTCACCAAGTTCTAAGCGCCCCATTCAACACCGAACAGGACAACAGTCATGACCATGTTTTCTCGCAAGACCGAACTTAACTTAAACAGCATTGTGGCCGCTGGTCACAACCCTATTATTCATGCGGTCGCCCTCATTGATGGCTGGGCCGATATCAAAGCCGGCGACCCGCTGGTGATCACTGCTGATGGCGCGGATGCCTGGGGCGGCGCTGCTACAGGTGGCACTGTGTCAGGACTGAGTGTGGTCATCGGTAGCGCCGCTATCACCGGTAGCGCGGCCACTGGTGATGGCACCGTAACCGGCTCGGCCGACACCACCACTGGTGCTATCACTGCCACCGCAGACACCGGCGATGGCGCACTCACCGCCACCGTGGACTTCGGCACCAAAGATGTCACCGGCTCTGCGGCCGTGACTACCGCCGTGATGGGCATTGCGCTCAACACCCCGCTGGATGGGGATGGCAGTGTGTTGGTTCTGCTCCATGGCTGCTATCGCAAAGGGGCGGTCACTGTGGGTGGACTCCCCATTACCTGGGAGCAGGCACTGGTACTGATGGCCGCAGGCCTGTATCCCGAGGATAGCTGGGGGGGTTAACCCCAGGCACTCCCTTCACCCCATTTGACTTACACGAGGATCACATCATGGAAATCATTGACATCATTCGCTCCTTTCTGACCCCGCAGGCGATCGCGGCGCAAATGGCGAAACGTACCCCCAAGCCCCAGCGGATCCGCAAGCTGATCTACGGAGAGGAGGGCATTCAACACCCGTTCTCTGCCATCACCCTGGCCGACCTGCCAGCCCTTCTGACCAACGTGCCAGTGGTACGTCGGGGCAGCACGGCCTATGCCATGGATCAAGATGGCGCCCCCATGACCACTATCGACGTGCAAGGGTTCGAGCTGTCTCGCTTCATCACTGCCGCTGAGATCAACAACCTAAAACTGGTCAGCAATTTAACCGTGCAGACGTTTGTGGAGCAGCGCATCAACCAGATGCTAGATTCCATCCAAAGCTCGACCGAAGCCCTGTGCGCACAAGGATTGACCGGCCGTCTGGGCTATCCGATGAAGTCCGATGTAGGCTTTGATGACTACCAGGTGGAATTCGGCGAGACCTTGTTGCACACCCCCGATAAGGCGTGGAATGCCACGGACGCCAAGATCATGCATGTGTATGAGACCTTGAGCGCCATGCACTCCCAGTTGCAGGAAAATGGCTTTGGCAGCGCCCCGGTGTCACTGGCAGGCCGCAAGGCCTTTAGCCAGATCATTGGGCTGGCTGATGAATCCAAATCCAACGTCCTGCAGGTCAAGGTCATGTCGGAGAACGAGGTTTCCGTCGGCGGCTATACCGTACAGCTGGAGAGCAGCACCTACAAAGGTCAGGCCAAGGTAGTGACCAAAACCGTGGATGACAACAAGTTGTGCATGGTGGATAAAGCGGCTGGCCATTCGCTGTTCTATCTCTCCCTGGATGACCTGGAAAACGGCCTGTTGCCGATGCCCTTCTTCCCCTCCCAGGAAATTAAGAAGAACCCCAGCGGGCTGGAGATTGTGGGGCGCTCCAAACCACTGCCGGCCCCGATTGTGGGCGCCATCAGCTGGGCCACCGTGCTGTCTTCCTCAACCCGCGCAGCCAGTAAAAAAGTGGGATAAGGGGACAAGATGACGCTTACCCAATTACGCGCCCTGGTCACCCCGGCGCTAGTTCGTGCGGCGCTGGATGATCAGATATACCTGTCACTCACTGGGGAGGCGCACGGTGAGGATGGCTACTTTATGCACCGCCCCCCCACCAGTGACAGTCAGCAGGCGGCGCAAACCGCTTGCCAATCCGCAGCCCGCTGGGCGTTCATCACCCTGACCAAGGCCGACGCTACCGCGCGGCCTTATTCAAATGATGAACAGGAGGTATTGTCTGAAGCGTTGGTTCAGCGCGCTATCTACGAGCTGGGTCGCCAGTCAGAGTTTGATGCCAACTTCTACAAGAACAAAGAAGATGCCACCGCACTGCTCAATGCCCTGCTTGGCCTGACGGGGGCAGGCGAGAGTAAGAGCATTATCACGTCAGCCAGGAGCACTAAAGATGCCAAGCAACGCAGTTATTTCATCCTCCCTGGTTACCCGTTTACCCGCCGCCGGTAATCGCTTCACCGACTACTACCCAACCCCGCTTGGTCTTGGTATGCACGAGGCATCCGCCTTTGACCCCTACTGGGGGGCCATTGAGGCCATGCTGTTTGATGAAGAGGTCAGTGCTGACGTAGAGCTGCGTCACGCAGCCTCTCTTACCCTGCCCTGGTACCTCGAAGGCGCCCCCGATGACATCGCCTTTGCTGAACGGGTACTGGCGGGCTTGCCTGTCGAGAAGTTGCTGGAAGATGCCCTGAGCGCGGCTGAATGGGGCTTTAGCCCGCTCGAGGTGGATTGGGATAACAGCACTGGCCCCTTGTGTCCGGTGCACATTGAGCGGCGAAAATCGCGCCTGTTTCGACTCGATGACAAGGGGCAGGTCTACTATGCCACCCAGGGGGCGATGGGGTTTACCCCTGTGCCCACGGGCAAGATCATCCCGGTGCGCCGCCAGGCCACCCGTGAAACCCCTTACGGCGCTTCCATCCTCGAATCGGTCTGGCCTATCTGGCAGGTCAAGTGGACCCATGTTGCCCAGCTCGAACGACTGGGGCAAAAGTACAGTGTGCCCTCTGTCGCGGCCCTGGCCGAAGCCAGTGCCGGCAACGAGCTCGACGTCATTAGTGCCACCCTGGCCGGGCTTGAATCCGGTGAAGGGGTAGCCCTGTCCGGGGTCAAGGAGCTCATTCAGCTGACCGCCAACGGCAAAGCCCCTGAACTGCTCCAAGTCATTCAGCACTACGACAGTAAGATCTGCAAACGTATCACCGGCCAGACACTGACCTCTAGCACTCAGCAATACGGCTCCCGCTCACTTGGGGAGGTGCATGAACGGGCAGCCCTTCGGATCTCGATTGGCGATCTGGAGATGGCGTTCGCCAACCTCAACACCACCTTGCTGCGCTGGATCTTCACCTTCAATCAGCAGCCTGGTCGGGTGACACTGGTGTTTGATAAAAAGGCCTTTGAAGCCACGTTAAAGGCTACCCAAACCAACGCACCTAGCGGCGTGACCTTGTCCAACGATGGTGGGGGGCTCTTGTGTCTATAACCCAATTGGAACGCAAGGAGACCGATGCCCTTGAGCGCCTGGCGCGCATTGAGGCGCAGTTCCTCACGCTGACGGCGGCAGCCTTGAGCGAGGAGATCACCGCTCGCTTCATGCAGCCTGACGTCATCCCCGAGGCCAGCCAGCAGCGCTATGCCATCGCCTACGTCAATGCCATGCGCTTTGCCTGGCTCTATGGCCACTGGCACGTGCAGCAGCTGATAAGCCAGCTGGTGGAGCTGGCAGAGGGGCCGCAGCAGCTGACCTTCAAGGAGGCTATCGCTTACCTGGAAAGCCAGGTGCCCACCACCAACCGGGCGTACACCGAGCTGGATGCCAATATGCGGCTGCGTGCCTTCACCGTCGCGGTGGTCTCGACCGAAGAGTCGGTCGCCAGGGTGCAGACGCTCTACGCCGATGCGATCAGGCAAGGGCAGTCCAAGTCCCAGACCATGCAACAGATGGCCACGTTCCTGGAACAAGCGGGAGTGAGTCCGGTCAATCCCTACTACCTGGAGCTGCATTATCGCAACAACATGATGGCGGCCTACAGCGCCGGCCGTTGGTCCCAGATAGAGAGCAACGACCTGGTGGAATACCTCATTTATCTCTCGGTGATGGACGATGGTACCACCAAGCTGTGCCGGAACCTGGACAGAACAGTGAAGCCCAAGGGCGATCCGTTTTGGGCCACGTACTGGCCCCCAAACCACCACAAGTGCCGTGGCACGGTGAGTCCGCTTGGGCCCACGCAATACGAGCAGATGCCAGAGGAGGTGAAGCGAAGCTCCGAACAGGTGACCCAGGCACGCATCAAGGACGACCCTGTGATGGCGTCAGAGCACCAGTTCACCAGCTCCCCCACCGTGGCCATGCGTCAATTACCGGCCAGCCTGGTCAAGCAAGCCCAGGCCTTTGACCAGGTCAAGTCCATCACTGCGTACTCAAAGACGCAGAGCCAGGCGCTGCTGACAGAGCGCATGGCAAGCCTCAGCCAGCAGGTGGTACCCACCCAGGTTATCGAGCAGGCTAAGCTCAGCCAGGAGGCCAGCGCACAGGCGGCTGAGTTGCTGCAATCAGACGATGTGGCCTTTGGACTGGGAGAGTTGAGCTCGGGGGATTACCAGGCGGAGCTCTGGTACTTCCAGGAGGCCGAGGAGGGGTGGCTGTGGGGGAGAGCTGAGGCCTATGGCCAGATCGATATGGCATCCATCAAGTGGCTGACACCCGAGCAGCGGGCGCTGCTGATGGCCGACGCCCAAGTGATGTGACGTGTGACGAAACCTGCAGCAAAAAGCCCGGCTATCATGCCGGGCTTTTTATTGACTGCGCGAACAGCTACGACCTTCGCGCCTCGCGCTCGCTCACCAAGCGCTGACACTCCAGCGGGGTGATGGCGTAGGTCTTGCTGGAATGCCGGCGTGAGGATTGCCTCAAGTCTTCGCATTCAACAAAGCCCTGCGCCTTAGCATGTAGCCCATACATCACGATACCAGCAACAATAGGCGCGAAAACAAACCCGATGGCAATAACGATCACGTGAACATTTTTTTCTATCCACTCCCTTTTCGTAAATACAAAAACAAATGCCATGACACCACCAAAAAATATCATGACCATGCAGGCCCATATGGAGGCAAAGCCATCTATTGCTATAAATCGCTGGTTTGCTCCGAATAAGAACGTGAACCAGTCGCCAGCCATCCAAACGCCAGCAATAAAAAATGCAGAAAAAAATAAAACCCCAAACACTCGCCGCATCATTTAAGTAGCCTTTCCATTTCCTGTGTTAACTTTTTCGAATAGCCAAAGTCCGAATCAATGAGATCGAGCCCTTGGCTTATAAAGTAAGATGTTGCAACAAACACGAGCCCAACAGCAAGAAGACTGCCCCCCGTGAGCGAGCCTGCCACCACCGCCAAGCCACTGGCGCCGAGAGTTGCGGTAAACCCCTTGGCCATGTCGCCGGCCGAGTTGACGCCGAACTCCACCAAGGTCGCCTCATCCCGCAGGATGTAGTCTGCCGCATTCACCCCCAACGAGAACGCCACCTCCACCCCGGGGTTACATTTGACGTAGGTTGTAGCCCCCTTCAAACTGGTGAGCCCCATCAAGGCCTGCACCACCTTCGGGTTGTTGGCCCGCCACTTGTTGCCCTTCATCAAGGTCTGCTTGTGGCGGCGGAAGTTGTTGATGATGATCCAGTCCACACCATTGATATTTTTTACCCGCGCTTTAACCCCTAATCCACCCAGCCCTTGGGCAGTCTTGACGGCAGATACCGCACCGGTGGCAACATCCTTATATCCCTTCAGATCGCCGATGGTGTCTTTACCGCCCATCTCGGCATACAGGTTGGCGTAAAATTCATCCCCCTCCTCTCCCGACATCACAGCCAAATCTGTCGGGGCGGAGGTATAAACGACCTCGAACGTTTTGTCCTGGGTAAAATCATAAGGTGGCCAATAGCCTGACCCTGCTGGTATTTCAACTGGCGCAACCTGGAACGCATCAGTGCCACCTTGGCGCACGATCTCCTCGATGTCCATCTCACCTGCAGAGAAAGACTGCTCGCCGGCAATACGCGCCCCCACCATGCCGTCATCAAAGCCGATAAACTCAAACGCGCCAGGAGAGGCGATCACCCTGTGGCTCCCCAAGGGGCACTTGCACTCCACCACGCTCCCTTCCAGGCACACCTGCTCATTTTCAGCGGTCACGCTGTGGGGGTGAGTTCTGCGCACAACCCCCGGACTCTTACACAGCGGGCACAGCACCTTGCTCCCGATCAACGCCACAAGCTTATTCTGACAATACACAGTGCGGGCGCCGTCCAATACGACACCGCCGGTGGTTGTTTTATCTCCGACCGTCACGACTTTCAACGCTGTTGGCATGTGAGCCTCTCCTCATCAAGAAAGAAAAGGGCCCCACGGATGGGACCCCTTAAGCACCTATGCTCACACTGCAACCTGAACCTCAGCTTGACGGCTGGGCGTAATCCATCCCCTGCATCATGCGCTCCAGGGTGGACTGCAGCTCCTGCATCAGCTCTGGCGAGCTGTTGCGCAGCACTCTGGTCATCGCTCCCTCCAACTCCATCCTATTGGTGAAATCTGGGCTCACCGTCACATTGTGGGTCAGGGCGATCTGAATGGGAGGTGTGGAGGAGGCGGTAGATGTGGGTGCATCCTGAGTCGGGGAACGCAGCGCCGCGGGAGGAACAAGGCGCTCAATTTCTTTATCTGGCCCATCATCGCCTCCAAACCAGTCCATGACCTGTGCTGTGAGTGACTCCACCACATCCTCGCCGGCAAGTGAGCCCAAAATGCCACCCGCAAAACCAAGAACCGCTGTCCCCACGCCAGGCGCAATCAGTGTACCGAGCGCTCCGCCAGCATAAGCACCAGCAAGCCCACCCGCAATCGCGCCTCCTTCTCCCGCTGCAATCGTGACCGCCCCTTTGGTGTCACCGCGTTGAGCTGCATCGTAAGCCTCCATGCCACCTAATACGACACCAGGCGCCCAGCCAAGCGCTTTCCCCCCCCTTTTGGCGAGTGTTTGCCACATCGTTGGTTTTGGTGCTGGCCGCTCACTTCCCAGCCGGTGGTCCATCCAGCTCGGCGTGCGAGAGGAGGGCGTGCTGGTGGACGGTGATGGGGCGATATCGGGTACACCACCTCTGAGCCCATTCAATTTATCGCGTAAAAACTTAAGCTTGCGAAAAAATAGATACCCGGCGCCGCCCGCCACGGCGGTAGCGGCCCCCTGGCCTAGCATGGGCGAGTCATCCATCGTGCCTCCCACAGCATCTGATGTCCCGACCAACAGGTCGGTCAGAGGCCGGACCGCCTCAGTCAGGTCAGCAAATGCCGCCCCCAAGTTGCTGGAGGTAGCCTTGAGGCTGTTAGTGACCTCCTCCGCGCTGCTAAAAGACGCCTTCAGGCCTTCCATCAATCTGCCCTGGTAATCCCCCAAGACTGCGGTGGGGTCTTCCACCCCCTTGAGCATCCCCTCCCGGCTCATGAAGGGCATGTCTTCCGTATAGCGGATCCCCGCCAAGCGCTCATTGATCACTTTCGCGTGTTGGGGATCTGTCTTGTAGAGGGCCTGCCCCTGCCTGAGTAGATCAAGCCAAGGGGCGCTGATGTCCTCTCCATGCGCATCGGCATACCGAAACTTGGCAAACGCATCTTTCATGCCTTGGCGCTGCCTGGGATCTTTTATTAGCTCCACCTCTCCTGGTGTCTTGCCATGCCCCATCAGTTTCTCCACCTCCCCCGAGTCCGTCAGTCTCGCGTTCAGGCTCTCTTTGATGCTATCTGCGACCACGTCATAATTACGGGCCCCACCCAGGACACCGCCGACAAGGCTTGCCATAAATTGCTCTGCACTCATGCGGCCACTGAACAGCGTGGCGTACTCCCTGATGGTGTCTGGTAAATCGCCTAACTTGTCCCCAGCCTTGGTGCCAGCAGCATGAAACAGATCTGCAGCGACCTGTGGCTTTAGGTTGTAGCCCTTCATCAGGGCCAGCAGCGCATCCGAGATCTCCTTGCTGTCCAGCGTGTCTTGTCCGGTGGAGTCCTTGAACGATTTCTGCAGAGCCAGCACTTGCTCAGCGATGACCATGGCATCGCGATCATTTGCCCCTCCTTGGCGAGCCAAGATCTGTGCATCCAGCACCTCGGGCTGGGTATACCCCGTCTTGCGTTGCATGTCGTGTCGCCACGCTCGCTGCCCCTTGCTGGAGTAGGTCTCGGGCGCTTGCCCGGTTCGAAAGGCCGCCTGCCGTTCAATGCTGGCCGTGTCGAGACCAGCTTTGGCTAAGCTTGCGGCAGACCATCCGCCAGCAGCCATCCCCACGGCGTTCTTCATATACTCCCCGAGCTGGCCAATGGACTTGGCTGATTTCTCAGTTTGGCGCAGCTCGTCGTTGAGTCGCTTTTGTTCCTGGGTCAGTTTGTCGATATTGACTTCGGCACTTCGCAGGGCACGGCTGTAGCGCTGCAGTTCCTGTTCCTGGCGCAAAAACTCCTGACTGGTGCTGCCGGACTCTCGCCCCAAATCCTCCAGCCCCTCTTTCAGGCGTTTGAATTGCGTGACATCACCCGCCGTCTTTTGAAGGTCCTTAAAATCCCGTTCAAGGTTTTCAGTTTCCTTCTCAATGCGCTTGTACTGCTGCGTGAACAGGTCGTTGATCCCGACGGTCAACTCCAGTGCAAAATTGTTGCTACTTGTGCTCATCGAACATCACCTCCAGCAAGTAGGTCAGCTCTGGCCAGGTCATCGCGAGCACCTCACTGTAAGTAGCTCGCCCTCTCTGCCGGTCAGTCAGGTGGCGGATGGCTGACTTGAGGTGCCGGTCTGAGACCCGGAGGAGGGGCGAGGCTTTCCCATCAGGATGCTCAGGTTGACGAACTCACCATACTCCAGGTGATCGACCAGGTAGTCGACCGGCAGTGCCATCTCCGCTTCAAGGCGAACGCCCTTGTCATCTTCTACCACAGCACCAAACATCAACACGCTGGAAGCGACCCCCGCCATGACGGCGTCAGACACCTCATAACCGAACGTATCCTTGGCATAGCGCACCGCCTCAATACGGTCGCGTATCACCGGCACACGCACTCGCCGAGCACCTGTGATGGTCTTGCCTTGATATTCCAGTGGAGTAGAGAGGGGGCAGATATCGTACTGCTCGATCATGTCGGACATTCTTTTCATGGCATTGTTTTTCATGGTGCACCTTCAGGTTGTCAATGTGCCCTCACTCTAGCCTCACCCCGTCTGCGCCCGTGCCCAAGGGCATCGCGCCCGCGTGAAGATAGCCACACTGGCTCTACTGTCACCAGATGTATCGGAGCCCTTTTGCTAATCCCATCGGTTTTGCGTCAATCCCTGCAGCTCAGAACACTCAGCCAGCTCAGTGCTGATGAGCTGGGGCTATTGCAGCGGTCACTTGGCAACCTGCACATCATGGATATCGACAGCGTCGACCCGAGCTTCTTGCCTTGGTTGGCCTGGCAGTGGCGGGTCGATGTGTGGGATGACACCTGGCCCGTCGCTCAACAACGGGAGGTTGTGAAGAACGCTCTGTTGTTGGCTCGCTATCGCGGCACACCCTGGGCGGTCAAACACGCCCTGGCCTTGACGGGATACCAAAGCCTGGTCACTGAGTGGTGGCAGCAGCAACCTGAAGGGGAGCGCGGCACCTTCACCGTCGACGTGGAAGCCGGACAAAGGGTCATTGGCGACACCTATTACGATCAAGTGTTCAAGCTCGTGGAACGTAACAAGCGGGGCTCGCAGCATTGGACACTGCGACCCAATATCTCGGTGACCGCAGGTATGTATCTCCCGGTCATCATCAACATGCGCATCAAGCTAACAACGATTGGGGACTTCAATGAGTGAACTATCTGGCGTGCTTACTGACCTGGGGGCACAGCTCATCGAGGAGGCTTACCAAGCAGGTCAGGTTATCACGCTGACCGAGATGGGACTGGGCGATGGCGGAGGGAGTGATGTCAATGTCTCGCCAGGCGTCACCGCCCTGGTGGGAGAGTTTCATCGTCAGGCGCTGGACTCGGGCGTGGCAGAAGATGCCGCGCTGGGCGGCGCCATCAACTATGTGCCGGACAATGAAGACCGTGGCAAATGGGTACGCGAGCTGGGCATGTATGATGATGCTGGCAACCTGATTGTCTATGGCGCAACGCCGCTGGCTCAAATCCCCATCAACCCCAACCTAGGGGTGCAGTTCATCATCAGTGCCGCCGTTCCCATTGAGTATGTGGACTCCGTGGTGGTAGTGGTCAACCCCGAGGGGTCAGCCACGTACGAAGACCTGGAAGAGCACGAACACAGTCGCCGTCACCCAGCAGCCGAGGAAGGCCAGCAAGGGATGATCCCGTTAGCCACACAAGAGATGGTGACTGAAGGGGATGACCATGCCAGTGCACTGACCCCCAAGACAGCGGCAGTTCACTATTTTCCTCTGGCCGCCTACAAGCCCCGCACCGACAGCCTGAACACTCAGGAGCGGGCAGTTGAGATCATCAGCAACAAGGACATGAACACCTGTAAGGCGGGTGAGTTCGGCTTGTATGAGACCGCAACCTGTGCCAACTCTCCTCCCAGTGCGGGGCCGTTTTTTTACTGCGAGACGAAGGCCTGCTCCCACACATTCATTCTCACCCAGTTTGCGTCTGGCTACGACAGCAATGGCGGGGTGATGGCATGGCGCAACATCATGGCCACCGGCACCCCCTCTGGCAGCGACTGGTGCGAAGTTTATGACACTCATCATAAACCCACCCCAGCTGATATTGGGGCTTCTCCTGCCGGGCACGCGCACACCCCGAATGAGTGTGGGGCCGCACCAGTGTCGCATTCCCACCTTGCCAGCCAGGTCACGAACCGCGTTGGCGACGTTGGCACCTACGCCCTGATGTGCGTCATTGACCCGAGCGCGATCCCCACCACCGCGCCGGACCAGTCAGCCCGCTACACGGGCAGTCAGTTACAGTGGGCCAACCTGGCCGGTAAGGAGTTTGGGGGGGCGATACCAGGTACCTGGGCGCCGTTCTCAACCATCGTGGCAGGCACCGGCATCGGCACCACCCGTGCCGCCGGCCTTTTTGTGAGGATGGTATGATGCAAGATATTCGCGCTATTGATGCGCACTCCCCGGTTTGGGCCAATGTCGAGCACACCGCCATCGACATGGTGGTGCAATTTGCCCACCTCGATGCGCCTGTTCTCTTCACCGCGACTCCAACTGATGCAGAGCTGCACGGGCAAGCACTATTTGAACGGGCCAATACCGGTGAGCTGGGCGAGATTGCACCCTACGTGCCTCCCCCCATCACAGAGCCTCAACAGCTCGCCCGACGCCAGGCGCTGATGGAGGTTGCCAGCATAGCCATGACCCCGCTGGAGGATGCCGAGGCACTTGGCATCATCAGCGACACCGAGCGCGAGCAACTCACCGCCTGGCGGCACCACCGGGTTGCCCTCTATCGGTTGCCACAAAGCGAAGGTTGGCCTGTCGTGGTCAACTGGCCGGAACAACCATTCTCCCAATCTTAAAAGCGGGGCCCTATGGGCCCTTTGTCAATTAATAACGTAGGAGCACGGGATATGAATATCAAAGATGTAGAGCTGATTTGCGGCGAGGCCATCAGCATTGTTCAGCAATTACCCAGCGGGTCTATCGACATGATTGTCGTTGACCCACCCTATTACCGGGTCAAAGGAGAAGCTTGGGATAATCAGTGGCCAACACCGGAAGCATACCTGGCCTGGCTAGAGTCGGCAGTCGTGGAGTTTCAGCGACTGCTCAAGCCAAACGGCTCGCTGTATCTGTTTTGCAGCTCACGGATGAGTACGGATATTGAAGTGATGATGCGCCAGCACCTGCATCTCTTGAACGACATCGTGTGGGCCAAGCCGTCAGGTAAGTGGATTGGGTGCCACAAGGAGTCGCTTCGCTGCTACTGGCCAGCGACTGAGCGCATCATCTTCGCCGAGCAGTACGGTGCAGAGGGGTCAGCAAGGGCGGGGAGTGGGTACAACTCGGCGTGCAGTGACTTGCGCCGCCAGGTGTTCACCCCCTTGATTGAGTATTTCAGGGCGGCAAGGGAGACCTCTGGCGTGACAGCAGCAGACATCAAGGCCGCGACGGGCGTTGACATGGCGTCGCACTGGTTCGGGTATAGCCAGTGGCAGTTGCCGAACCAGGAGCAGTACGAGAAGCTACAAACGCTATTTGCGGAACGGCTTGGGCAAGACTACCAGACTCTGACCAAAACCTATCAGGGATTGCACCAGACCTACCGGACACTGGCTGCCTCGTATGAGCAGCTCAAGGTAGACTTTGACCGGTTACGCCGTCCGTTCGCGGTGAGCAAGCACGTGCCCTACACGGACGTATGGGTTTATCCTCCGGTGCAGCACTACCCAGGCAAGCACCCTTGCGAGAAGCCAGCCCTGATGATGGAGCACATCATTGAGGCAAGCAGTCGGCCTGGCGATGTGGTTGCGGACTTCTTCATGGGGTCAGGGGCGACCGGCAAGGCTGCCATCAAGTTGGGCAGGAGGTTTATCGGTGTGGAGCTTGAGCGAGAGCGGTTTGAACAAACCAGACAAGAGATGGAGTTGTGATGACCGGTTGCACCACAGTCAGGCCAGGGAAAAGCGCCGCGAGGATAGTGATGCAACCGGACTTTAAAAGGCTACACCAACCGCCGGGAACCACAAGCTCAATGTGTACCAGTTTGGTGTGCTTACATGGAAGAGTTTGAGCGCTTAGTGCTGTGATTCTCATCCCGATAAATCCCACTAAATCCCGACTAGTCCCAGTATTTTTTGTGGATCGTTATTAATATTCACTTTGGATCGTTATAACTGCTCGCCGTCA